ACAAATAATCCATTTAGGTAGTACCATATGTACATATGTTAAATATGATAAAGTTGAAATACGCTTGTATTTAATATAAAGATTATAGAAAAAATAAACATAACAGAACTCAAAAAGAAGTTAACTAAGTTAAGTGATGATGATTCAAAGAAAACAATTATCGCCAACAACGCTGAACTTTATAACGACCTCATCACTGAGTATAAGCAAGACAAGGATAAGAAGAACCTGTACATCATATACCAACTCAATGGTATGTTATTGAAACAGATTGTCGAACTCGAAAAGGTTAGTGACACCACAACCAACGATGACAAGTTCAACACTTTTATGGATGGGTTCAAACAAAGGATAGAGAAACGATAATGGACTACATTGATGTTGCAACTAAGTATGCCAAGGACGTTAACGATGGAACAATTAATAGTTGTGAGTATGTGAAACTCGCAGGTCAGAGGTTTATGCGTGATATGATTGACCCACTTTATTATTATAATGAGGTAGAAGCAACAAATGTTATTGAGTTTCTACAATCATTTTTCCTTACTGAAACAACACCAAAGCGTTTATTAATACTCGAACCTTGGCAGGTTTTTATAGTGGTAAATATTTATGGTCTCTACAAAGTAGAGACCAAGACAAAGAAGTACAGGTTGGCATACCTCGAATTAAGTCGTGGTAATGGTAAGACACAACTCATAAGTTTACTATCAATATACGAGTTATTAATGGGTGATGACGCACAAGTTGTTCTTGCAGCGAACACAACCAAGCAGGTAATGGAAGTTGACTTCGATAAGATAAAGAAATTAGTATATCAAATAGACCCAGACCAGAAACACATTAGAGTTTATTATAATAGGATAGTGTTTGGTAACAACAAGTTAATATTAAGTTCAAATGAAGCCAGACCTATTGATGGACTCTCAGGTTCGTTTATGGTTATTGATGAGATGCACGAGATGGAATCACTTAATGTTTATAATGTTTTAAAGTCAAGTATGGTAAAGCGAACAGACAACATATTATTCGTCATCACGACAGCAGGATTTAATAATGAGAGTGAGTGTTATAAGATGAGAAGTTATTGTATCCAAGTCCTGAAACAGAAGTTCAACGATCCAAGTCAGTTTGGTATGGTATTCACGATAGATGAGGGTGATGATTACACAGACCCTAGTAACTGGGTTAAAGCCACACCCAACATTGGTGTAAGTGTGGTAGAGGAAGCAATACAAAGTGAGGTTAATAAAGCACAACAATCAGACTTGGAAAAAAATGGTGTGTTGGTTAAGCATTTTAATGTATGGTTAAAAAATAGTCAGATAGAGGACTGGATTGATGAAGAATACATAACCAAAGCGATGCAAGAAATAGATATGACAGAAGCAAGGTTCGAAGGACTTGATGTATGGTCAGGAGTAGACCTTAGTACTGTCAGTGATATTACAGCAGTGTCACACCTATTACAATTAGATGATATGTATTATTTTTTCTCAGACTTATACCTACCAGAGGAAACCATTAAGAAGAGTCCAAACAAAGACATATACCAACAGGCAGTGGAGAACAATGAGATTAATGTAACCCTTGGTAATGTGATTGACTATCAATATATCCTTAATGATTTAGTTAAGACAAGAGACCATAAGAATATTATTCAAATTAATTATGATAAGTGGAATAGTACAAGTTGGGCAATAGACGCAACTGAAGCAGGATTTTACCTTCAACCCTTCTCACAAGTAGCAGGTAACCTTAACAGACCACTCAAAGAGTTTGAGAAATTAATAAAGGAAGGTAGGTTAGTAATACAGAAGAATAGTTTAACCCAATGGATGTTGGGTAATGTTAGATTAAAAATTAACCACATGGGCAATTATTCAATAGACAAGAGTGACAGGAATAAGAAGATAGATAATGTTGCTAGTATGATTAACGCACTTGGTGGGTTCTTAGACAGTCCACAATATTCAGGTAATGTGTGGTAAAAACATAATAATAATTGTATTTATAAAAAATATTAGAGATGGGTATATTCACAAGAAATAAAAAGAAGGAAGTCAGGATGACAGAGACAGAGATATATGACGCACTTGTTCTGGGAACATTAAGTTGGTCAAGTGTCGAAGGATATGAACAAACAAAGGCGTTAAAATTGAGTGCAGTCTATCGTGCTGTGAATTTAATCTCAGACTCAGTTGCAATACTACCATTAGATAATTATACATATGAGAAGGATTGGAAAAAGAAACAAAGGAATAATTTAGATTATTTATTAAATGTTCAACCAAATAAGTTAATGTCAGCATACACCTTTAAGAAACAAATAGTACAATATATATTATTAAAGGGTAACGCATATATTCATATAACAAGAAAAGGTGATACACCAACAGAATTTATTTTACTTGACCCTGATTTTATTAAAGTAATGTTGGTTAAGGGTGAAAAGAAATATATTTATAATAATGATGTAACATATGAGGATAGTGATATTATACATATTATGAACTTTTCAACGAATGGTTTAATTGGTTCAAGTACATTGAAACACGCAGCAACTACATTAGAGACAGCATACTTTAGTGAAGGCCACGCCAACAACTTCTTCAAAGGTAATGGTAACATGGCAGGTATATTAAGTCCAAAGCAAGGTGTTAATATAACAGAACCAAAAGCCAAAGCAGCGAAGGAAGCGTTTACAAATGCAAGTAACGCAAGTGTAACAGGAGGTATAAGTAATAGTGTGGTGGTATTGGACTCAGGTTTAGAATATAATCCTATTAGTGTTAATCCAAAACAGGCCCAACTTTTGGAAAGTCGTGCCTTCAATTTTATAACGATAGCACAATTCTTTGGTGTTAGTCCTCATAAACTTTTCGATTTTTCGAAAGGTGGATATAATTCAAATGAAATGAGTCAGATTGACTTCCTTAATACCACATTACAGCCATTGTTGGAAAAGATTGAAAACGAGATTTATCGTAAGATTTATACTAAGGTGGAGAACAACATTACTGAGTTAAGATTCGATGTATCAAACTTATTTAGACTTGACGCAACAGCACAAGCAGATTATTATACTAAGATGTTCTTCATTGGTGCTATTACAAGTAATGAAATAAGAGAAAAAATAGATTCATCATATCCTGTCAAGGGTGGAAACAGAGCATTTGTTGCTGTTGGAGTGCAGCCTCTGGATAATTTAATATCAGAACAGACTGATACAAGTGACACAAGTAAGCAAATAGATAATAAGTTAAAATAAAAAAAGATTAATATAATGGAAAAAGAAACAAGAAATTATGAAATAGAAATCAGAACAGACCAAGACAAAAATATTGTTGAAGGCTACGCACTTAAATTTAACACAGAGTCAAGAGACTTAGGTGGATTCACAGAAAGTATTTTACCTGAAGCGATTGAAGGAGTGTTAAAAAATAGTGATGTACTTGCTGTACTTAACCATAATGAGGATAAAGCAGTATTCGCAAGAAGTCGTTTCGGTAAAGGTAGTTTACACTTAGAGGTAGATGAAGTTGGTTTAAGATATTGGTGGAAGATTGGTAAGAGTGCCACACATCAAGATTTACAAGAGATGATTGAACGTGGTGATATATTCAGTTCAAGTTTTGCATTCACATTACCAGAGGGTGGTGACACATGGGAAAAAAGAAATGATGGAAAATATTTAAGAACCATCCTCAAGTTTGACCAGTTCTTTGATGTGAGTCCAGTGTACAGACCAGCGTACGAGAGCACAAGTGTTGGTACTAGAGCACAAGAGAAGGTAGCAGAACTTAGGAAAGAAGATGAAAATACATCACCAACAGTTGAAGTTGATGGACTTGATGATGTAAAAGCAATGAATGATGCTATTGAAATAGAATTTAAAAATTATATGAAAAAATTAAAAAAACAATATCTGTCTAAATAATGTGATAGTGATTGTATTTATAAAAAAGAAATTAATAAAAATATTAAAAAAAGATATAAGATATGACAAAATTAGAATTGATGAACGAGATTAAGACACGCCAACTACAAGTTGCAGGTGTTTTAGATACTATTGCTGCTGACAAAAGAGAAGCAACAAACACTGAAACTATTGAAATGGATTCATGGATAGGTGAAATCGCTGAGTTCGAAACTCAAAAGCGTTTACTTGAAATTGCTCCAAAGCCTGTTATTAAAGTAGGTGAAGATAGAAGTAAAAAATCACAAACACTTATCGCAAGTATTAATGATATTGTACAAGGTAGAGCAATGTCTGAAGGTACATTAGAGGTAAACAAAAGAGGAATGGAATCTTTTGATGGTACAGGACTTAATTTTAAAGGACAACTTATACTTCCTGTTGAAGCAAGAGCAGACATCTTAGCAGGTACAGGAACCCAAGGACAAGAGGTTGTTGCTGAAGAAAAATTAAGTATGATTACAGCACTTCGTGCTGAGTCAGTTCTTTTCAAAGCAGGTGGACAATTAATTACTGGTGCTGTCGGTAACATCAGTCTTCCAGTATATGCTGGTTCAAGTATGAAGTGGAAATCAGAAGTCGCTACTGCTGAAGATGGTGGTGGAGCATTCACTGAAATCGAATGGAGTCCAAAACGTCTAACTGGATTTATCGATGTAAGTAAGAACTTCCTTTTACAAGACTCAGCAAGTGCTAACGCAGTACTTATGTCTGACCTTACAAACGCTATCAGAGAGAAGTTGGAATATACATTCCTTCAAGCAGCAACTGGAAACACAACTCAACCAGCAGGTTTATTCAATGGTGTAAGTGATACCAGTACAGGTACTACATCATACGCTAAAGTAGTAGCAATGGAAAGTGCTGTTAATACTAACAACAGTCTACAAGGTAAGTTGGCATATATCACTACTCCTTCACTTAAAGGTACAATGAAAACCACAGCAAGAGCAACTGGTGCAGGTTTTGTACAAGAAGGTGAAATAGTTAATGGTTACCCAACATACGCAAGTTCTAATGTTGCAACAGGTAGAGTAATGTTTGGAAACTTTAATGACTTCGTAGCAGTTCAGTGGGGTGGAATCGACATAACAGTTGACCCATATACTCAAGCAGCAGATGGACAGGTAAGAATCGTTATTAACTCATATTGGGATGGTAAAGTTCGTAGAGCAAACAGTTTCTCTTATGCAAGTTTAACTTAATAGTAACTAATATAAAAATTAAATGGTGTAGGGTTCAGATTCTACACCATTTTTTTGTGCCCATCTGTATTTAATATAAATATAGATTATGAACATCACGATAGAACAACTGAAACGACAACTTAATATCGAAAGTGATTGGGTAGAAGATGACGCATACCTACAACAATTATTGGAAGTTAGTATTCAAGCATCAGAAAATTATTTAGGTGCAGACGCATTAACAGGATATACAAATACAACAACACCAATAAGTATTGAACAAGCAGTACTTATGATAGCGTCACACTTTTATGTTACAAGAACACCAGTGTCATTTGCAAAAGGACAAAGTGTTCCATTCACATATGAGTTCTTATTGAACCCATATAAAGATTTTGTAGTAGAATAAAAAACATATAGATATGGTTATAGGACAAATGAGATATAGAATAATTATCCAAGAAAGGGTAATGACTAAAGACGAATACGGTGGAGAAAAACCAGAATGGTCAACATACTTAACACTCAAAGCACAGAAGAAAGAAATTGGTGGTACTCAATCAGAGAAGAACATGGAAATATTTAACTCCAATGTGTTGGAGTTTAATACTCATTATCGTGAAGGAATAGATATTGATGAGATGAGACTTATGTTTACAAACATACCTTATAGAATATTAAGTGTAGTTGAAGTTGGATATAGAAGTTCAATGACAATCAGATGTGAAAAAATAAATGATTAATAATGGCAGCACAATCAATAGATATTAAAATAGTAAATGATGAAAAGTTACAGAAACTATTTAGTGAATTAACACCAAATATTCAGACAAAGATTGTTGTTGATGGTTACAAGATAGCAGGAAAAATAATAGGCGCAGAAGCAAAACAGAATCTGAAGTCAAGAACAAATATTAAGAAAGTCTCAGGAGTTAATGGTATAAAAGTTCAAAAAATGGCGAAGAATCGTCTTGGTGTTAAGGTTGGATTCCAGAACTATAAATTAAGATGGTTGGAGTGGGGAACAGATAAACGAGAATATTTTAAGGGTCAGAGTCGTGCAACTCAAAGAACAAGAAGAGAGATGGGTGGACAAGATGGTGGACATAATACGGGTAAGATAAAAAGTAGAAATTTTTTCTATGACGCAGTGAAGGCGAAAAATAAGGTAGCAAACGACACAATCGAAAAGAGTATAGTACAAAGTTTCGATAAGGTTATTAAGAAATATAATTAAGGATATGCCAAAGATAAACTTACCTGAAAAGGGGAAACGATACCAACAAGATAAACGCAAGAGTACAACCAAGCGTGATAACTTAATACATAAATATGTTTATAACACGCAACGATGGAGAGATATGAGGTTGAATTTTTTATCAGAGCATCCATTATGTGGTCGGTGCTTAAATAATAAAGATGTAGTAAGAGGTGCACAAGATGTTCACCACAAAGTACCTATATCAACAGCAGGTGAAAGTATTACAAAGATATTAGAGTTGGGGTTCGATATAAATAATTTTGAAGCACTCTGTAAAGAATGTCATAAGGATGAACATTCAATCAGAGTTAAAAAAGAAAAAAAATCATGATAGAAATTGGAAAAGTAATTTATAATATATTATCAAGCGCAACAGGAGTAACAAGTTCGGTTGGTACAAGAATGTTTCCTTTAGTCGCACCATCAGACACTGCATTTCCTTTAATAGTGTATGATAGACGAAGTAACCCAAATGATACAAAGGATGATAGTTTATTATATCAGACAAGTGTAGAGATTACAATATTAGATGCTGATTATGCTGATGGTATTGAAATTGCACTTGAAGTACAGCAAGCACTGGAATATTATAGTGGAACAAATAGTGGTATAACAGTTAGGAAGATTAAGTTAATTGGCGTTGATGAACAATATAGTGACGATGCTTATGTACAGAAACTTTCTTTTATGGTGATTAGCGTATAAGTATTATCATCACGATTGTATTTATAAAAAAGAAATTAATAAAAAAATTATAAAAATATAAAGATATGAGCGCAGAAAATAGTAAGATAGTATATGGGGGTTCGTTGATGGTATTCTTGGGAACAGAACCATTAGCATTCAGTACATCAGCAAGTTTAAGTATGACAATGGATACAAGAGAGATTAGTTCAAAAGATAGTGGAACACATAAAGAGTTTAAAGGAACTAAGTTTGGTTGGGACGCAAGTACAGATGGACTTATGGCATACAAATTAGCAGGTGACACCAATGGTTTAGATACATTATATGACCTTTACACAAGTGGGGAAACAATAGGGTTCGCATTTGCAGTTGCAAGTGGAACAACTCCTTCATATGTAAAAGACACGACAGTAGGTAATTTCACTGGTAATGTTCTCATTACTTCAATGAGTTTAACAAGTCCTGATTTAGATAATGCTACTTATAGTGTATCAATGTTAGGTACAGGGGATTTAACACTTGTTGCAGGTACTGCATAAGATTTTGTTTGGTTTATTTTTGGTCGGGGGGATACAATCGTGTATCCCCTTTTTTTATTATTTATTTTATGGTTCTGATTGTATTTATAATAAATATATAATATGACAAAGACAATTAAGATAGCAGACAAAGAGTTCGTTTTAAGAAACAGTAATCGTTCACTATTAAAGTTCGAGGAAACAACAGGTAGAAGCGTAATGGATATGAATCCCAATTTTAGCGACATCTTAACATTATTTTGGTGTGTACTATATGGTGCTAATAGATTAACATTTAATTATGAGTTCGAAGATTTCTTAGATGTATTAGATGAGGATGAAACATTGGTAGAACAGTTTACATCATATTTACATAATAAAAAAGAGGAAGTTAAAGACACCAAAGTAAAAAAAAAGGTGGTAATGAAATAACTATGAAGGACATTTACAAGATTGTTGTTGGTCAGATGAAAATAGAACCCAACTACTTCCTTGATGAAATGAGTGTTATTGAAACAGACGCAGTGGTAGACGCATATAATGAGAATTATAGAATGACTTGGGAGCAAGTAAGATGGTTAGGTTATGTTACTGCACAGTCTATGACAGGAGCATATAAAAGTCCACAACAGATGATGCCATTTGATTGGGATGAGAAACCAAAAGAAACCACACCAGAGGAAAAGATAAAAATACAAGAACATCTTGTATCGATAAAAAACAAAAAAAGATAATGGGAAAGTTTAGTTTACTCACAACACTCACACTTAATGCAGGTGGATACGATAAAGGTATTAATAAAGCAAAACAGAAAACACAAGATTTAAAGAAAACCACCATGAAGGTTAGTGATGGTATTAAGAAAGCGTTTGCGTTCGCAGGTGTTGGTCTTGGTGTAGCAGGATTAATAAAGGGAGTTAAAGCCACAATTAACTCAGTTCAAGGTGCAGGTGATACATTCCACAATACTATGGTTGCTGCGCAGTCAGCAACATCAGCGTTCTTTCAGGCAATTGCGACAGGTGATTGGGGTAATATGATTTCCAACATGAGAGACGCTGCTAAAGCAGGTAAGGAGTACGCAGAGGCATTAGATGATATTGGTGATAGAAGTCGTTCAGTGTCGATACATTCAAAGAAAGCATTACTTGAAATTAAGAAATTGGAAGCAGGGTTAACAGATTTAACACTAAGTGATGAGGAAAGAAAGAAAATTATTGAAGAAGTTAATCGTTTAACACTTGAACAATTTAAAAAAGAGGAAAAACTTGCACAACAAAAACTCAATGCTGAAAAAGCGAACTTGAAAAAGAAACATGATATGAGTGACGAGGCAGTTGCTTTGTTATTCGATTACTTTGAAAATTATCAGAACCTTACTAAAGCAGAACACGACCAACTACAAGCAGCATTCCAAGCACAAGAACATTTGGAGAAACTTAGAATGGGTAAGGCTGATGGTAGATATGCGAAAAGAAAAGGATTAGTAGATAAGGAACTTGAAGGTTTAAGTGAGAAACAATTAGCATATTTTAATATTGGTGATGTTATTAATAAGGTCACTGACGAAGAGCGTGACCAAATTGGTACAGTAATTAATTCGTGGACTGAGATGCAAATAGTTTTACAGAAGTTTTTTAATAAAGCATCCAAAGCAGCACAAACACTTACAAGTGATAATGTAAAACTCTCTTCGAGTTTTTCTCAGTTAATAATTACTGCTAAAAAACTTCCACTTATAATGTCACAGATTGCTGACACTAATTTTAGTCACACTAAAGGATTTACTTTATTAACACCAGAGGAAGAAGCAGCAATGACTGCTCATATGGATAAGATAAGAATTTTTAATAATGAAATGACTTCACTTATTCAGAATGGTATGCAGAACGCTATAATGAGTTTTGCTGATGGTATTGGTGCGTTATTAGTAACAGGTAATATAGAGGATTTTGGAAAAGGGATACTAGATACAATATCAAGTTTTTTGGTAAGTTTCGGTGATGCAATGATATGGTTTGGAATACAAACAATTGCTCTTGCAGGATTTATAAAAGTAATTAAAGATTTTATGTTTAAGAATCCTATTACTGCTATTATAGGTGGTATTGCGTTAATTGCAGCAGCAGGAGCAATGAAGGCAGCATCAAGTAAAGCAACAGAAAAATACGCTGATGGTGGTATTGTCGGTGGAAGTTTATTTAGTGGTGATAGAGTTCACGCAATGGTTAATAGTGGTGAAATGATTTTAAATACAGGACAACAAAGAAACTTATTCGATATGATTAAAGGTGGTGGAAGCCAAGGACAAGTAGAGTTCGTACTTCGTGGTGAAAACTTATACGGTAGTATTGAAAATTACAGTAGAAAATCAAATAGTTATAGATAATGGCATATGGTGTAAAATATAGAGTAGAGTATAAGGATATTGAAAGTGTCCTTACAACAATAGATATTTTAACTGATGGTTACGCAGGAGCAGTGATTGATTTAATACCTGATAAAGTTCCACTTATAATGCATTATCCAAATATTAAAAAAGATATATTCCAACCAGTTCAAGGTGGTGGATGTACTATTAATGTAGTTGTTCAATCAGGACAGACTATAAGAGATATTTATAGTAATGACCCAACTAAGTATATGATCAAGATTTATAAGGGTGGTACAACAGCAGCAGATATTATGTTCTTCGGTTATGTTAATACAGAATTTTTTTCAGAACCCTTTAGTTCATATAATAATTATCCTATTAGTATAGAATGTAACGATGGGTTCGCAATATTGAAACGATATAAGTATATAACTGGTGGTGGTTCTATGTATGCAACACATAAGACAATTTTTGAAGTTATAGAAGAAATGTATACTAAGATGGGATTACCAATTATAGATATTGGTGTTAGTTCTGGTTTATATTATAGTGGATATGCAATATCAGGTAATGATACAATACTTGAACACCTTACAGTAAACCCAGACAACTATTATGATGAAGATGATAAACCAATGACTTTCTATGAAGTTCTTGAAGGTTTATTAAAAGGTGTGGGACTTACTATTAAACAAATTGATGGTTCTTGGATTATAGTTGACCCATTGTTATTAAGTGAAACAACTTATACTATTAAATGGTTTAATACATCATTTGTATGGGATTCAACAGATACAATTACACCATTAAAGACAATAGGAACTGATGTTGATTGGTACAAGACAGGAACACAACTTGATATGGTGGCAGGGTTTAGTGAGGTAACACTTAAATATTCAGGATATGCACCAGATACTATCATATATCCTCAAATTTGGGATTCAACTACTATTGATTCAGTAGGATCATGGGTGCTTGATTATGATGATAAATACACTAATACTACCTTCGGTGGTGTTGAAAATTGGAATGTAAGTAATGAAGGTAATTGGTATGGTAGAAGAGATGATAATGTAGATTATTATGCTGCAAGAATCACGAGAACTGACCCAGATGGTCATGGAACAGGAAATGAGTGTATAGAATACGATGGTACAAGTGAACACGTAATTGGTATTAGTGGACAATCACTAAATTTGAAATATGACTTGTTTGGTGTCGTAATTAATAATAAAGATTATTATGGTATAGGTGTTAGAACACAAGTTAAGGTAGGTAATTATTATTGGGCAACTACTGCTTGGACTACAACACCATCATATTTTTTATGTACTAAAAAGGAATTTGATGTTATTAGTGAGACTTGGTATAAGATGGATAAGACAATCCCATTGGATATTGGTGTGTATGGGAAAGTAGAAGTAAGATTTTACGAATATATTTATGTATATGATAAGGATGGTATTACAATTACCAACCTTGACCTTCAACATTTATTATTTAAAAATATTGAAATGGGAATAGTAGACGAGGAAGGAAATGAAGTAAGTAATGATTTAGAATTTAGAGGTCAAGTAGATATTAACTTCCTTAACCCTGCACCAGTTATTAAGTTAATACATAATGATAGTAGTGCAGGGGTATCAACACATAAAGGTGGTTATATTAATGATTTAGGTATATGGGCAACCAATTTTAAAGATGCCACATATACAACTTATGTGAAATTATATCAAATACTATTGGCTAAATATATTAGTCAGTACGATACGAGAACACAATTAAGTGGTACACTTGAAAGTAATACAACAATATTAGATGTTAATTCTATGTATTGTATTGGAGATGGTAATTTAGTTGATAAAAGACTAATTCTAGTTGGTGGTGATTATTATGATCAAGAAAATTATTCCAAGGTAACATTACTAGAACTAAAAGAAAATAATATAACAATATAATGGCAACATATAGTTTAAATACAAAAAAGACTTTTAAGAATAGAAGAGATGGTCAGGTTAATGTCGGTACATCAATTTATACAACTGGTGGTAATTCAAGTACACCATCCATTAGTGGTAGTTACTTACCATTAAGTGGTGGAACTCTTAGTGGTGGATTAACTGGTACGACAGCAGAGTTTAATGGTGATATATCAGTATATGATGGTGATATATGGTTAAGTAATCCTGATGAAACAGACCAAAGTATAACGTTTTTTGATAGTGGTCACCCAACTGACCAAAATGGTGGTATTAGATATAATAGCAGCTCTTTACACACAAC